GATATTCCTTTTTAACTCCGTTGTACTGCACATACATATATGCACTAAGCTGTGAGTAGCTTTTCTTTGCCCTAAGTGACAGCACAAATGCTCTGTCAGTAACCGAGTTATGCACACTCTGCGACAAAGTACCGTCAATGCCAAGTACAAAGGCAGAACCCGAAGAGGTGTGACTGATTACATCTGTATCGGAAAGAACACTGACCGAACCCGAATATTCCCAGTCATCAGTCAGTCCGTTAAGACCCGAAGAATTAAGAAGATAGTTCTTTCCGCCCGTGGACTGCTCGTTGATTTTAAAGGAAATGTCCTCTGCGGTCTGCTCAAGTGTTGATGTTCTTTCGGTAATTGCGGAAATATTCTCACTTAGCTTTTCAGTATCCTCCGTTTTTGTGTAGGCACTGAGGTGAACCTCACCGCTTTCCAAATCCCACCACGATGAATTGTCAGCCGAACTGATTACTCCCGCCTTGATGATATTTGCCATAAGCGTTCCGCTTGTGATAAAGTTTGCCACGATTTTTCCGTCAGCCGTAATCGCAGTTTCATACGGGCCGTTGTATCCACTCTTTGAAAAACCTAAGCCACCGACATTCCACCGCCACACATTCCTTGCATCGTACAGATTTTCGTTGTCAAGAATCAAAAGTTCATACGGCTTGCCCGTAACAGAATCCGTGTGCATAACAACAAAGCCACCTTGCTGACCTGAAATCAGCGAAGTGGCATTTTTAATAGCAGTATTCATAAGTAACGGAAAGCTGTCGGTTTCCTTTTTGATTTTATCGGTTGTACTTTTGATTTCTGCAACCGTATTCACAAAGTTTGATTTTGCCGTTCCGAGTGTGATTGATGAATATTTCTCGGCCAGTGCGTCATATACGGTTTCAATAACCTTCGTCTTTACCTCAATATTCATATCTGCGTGTCTGACGGTCACTGTGTCGCAGAGGTTCACCTTTTCGAGGAACTGCGAATATTCGGGCTGTTGCCATAGCGGTTCAAACGACACCTTCACCGTGGGAGTTTCGTCACCGAACGGATTCTGTTTGATGTATGACTTAGCCTTTGCTCGAAGTGTGTCCTCGGTAACGGTTTCTCCGTCCTTAAAGAATGGCGAAAAATCCTTGATTAAGGTTTTCTCTCTCGCATATTTTTCGACAACAGGAAGTACGGCTTCCGAAAGAGTAACCACATTTTCGGTATCACCGTTCTTTACAACCGCATAGGGCAAAAGGTGTGTATATACCGATGAAAAATCATTGTCCTGCTCCACATCAGTCAGGTTCTTGCCGTATTCAATCACCACACCGTTGTCCTTACCACGCTTTGAGTGAAGAATGACATCAAACATATCCCATTCGTATTCACCGCCCCACACATCAAGGACTGAACCTTCCGTACCGCCCAGAACAGCACGAACGCTCATCGGCCTGTCGACTGAAAATGCCCTAGGTGCAGAAAGGTCGGTTTTGCAATTAAAGCTGTGCTGTGATGAGGTGCTTGAAAAAATCCTCTCGAGTGCAAGCTGTGGTGAAACCGATTTGCTCTCAAAGCACAACACGCCAATGTCCGACAAATCATATGACATATGCTGTGCATACACTGTGATGATGCCGTTCATCGGTGTTGTAATTCTGTATATGCGAAACGGCTGTGACCTTGATGTGTCATTCGGCTTAACGAGTATAACCCTGTCGTTTTTAATCTCATCAAACAATGCACCGTGCAGAGGATATTTCATCACACATTCAAACGCACCGTTTCTCTCCTCTGTAACTTCGCAAAAGGTGCAGTCCGACAGCACACCGATTCCGTAGGTGTCAAACTCAGTTTCATCTGCTTTGTATAAAATCGGCATCATAACGAACACCACCTTGAAAATACTGAACCGTCTGTTATGCCACCGCCGAGAATAAACCTGTTTTCGCCCCTTACAAGCAAAGGAAAACC